CCAATAACTACATCGGACGAAAAATCGGAGATCAATACCTCTCTTGGGACGACACCGAACGCCGCCACCGTGTTTATGGAAACTACGTAAACGCATCTAAGTTCATCAGAGTAGAAGTGAATGAAAGCCAAACAGACGCATCATTACTTCCATTCGGTTCATTCGGACCAGTTCGTATGAAGTCATGGACATATAACTCGGCTAACAGCGCCTCTGTTCCAGATTGGGCTTGGGCACAGGGAGGAGGCGATATTCCTTTAGCTGAATCTAATAACTTTATCGAAACTGGATCGCATGACGCAGGAGGGTTCACAGGAAGTATGTACTACCCAGCGATTCCACTAAGAGCAAGCGCCTCCGCTGGAAATCTTTCAAATCCAAAGAATGCTTACTTCGGTATCGACACAACTCAGGCATCAAACAATCGTTATGAAGCAAGTTATGCAGACGCCGTTCGTATGCTTCCACCTGTAGTTGACTCATTCGCAATTGGAGACTCTACTGAATACTCATACATGTTCTCTCTTGACGATGTGTCAGCCTCGTCAGACACTGGTGTCGCAGTAGGCGTTTGGGTATCTGGTTCACGCTTGGCAGGAAACTCTTGGACAGCGGCAGGCGACTACACAGATGTTCTCGATCAGGGATACAACCGTTTCACCGTTCCGCTCCACGGCGGATTTGACGGACTAGATATCACCGAGAAAGATCCATTCAACTTTACTCGCGCACTTGACGACGGAACCGATTCTACAAAATACGCTTACTACTCAGCAAAGCGAGCAATCGACACCGTAGCTGATCCAGAAGCAGTAGAATACAACCTAATGGCTATGCCAGGTATCTACCACGCAGGACTCACTTCTCACATGATGGAAGTATGCGAGGCTCGTGGAGATGCTCTTGCAGTCATCGACTTGGATTCTGGTTACAGAACAAGCGCTGAAAGCACTGATGCTATCGCAGAAAGAGTCGGAAGTGTTTCAGATGCAATCAATGGACTAAACACGAGAGGAGTTAACTCATCTTATGGCTGTGCTTACTACCCTTGGGTTCAAATCAACGACTCTATAAGTAATAGTCTCCTTTGGGCACCACCTTCAATCGTTGCTCTTGGAACATTCTCAAGTTCACAGCGCAAAAGCGAACTATGGTTTGCTCCCGCTGGATTCACCCGAGGTGGATTGACAGAAGGTTCCGCAGGAATTGGAGTTATTCAGACTCGCGAGAGATTGACTTCCAAGGACAGGGATAGCTTATACGAAGCAAACATCAACCCGATTGCTTCATTCCCAGCAGAAGGAATCGTAATCTTTGGACAGAAGACACTTCAAGTGACTCCTTCTGCTCTCGACAGAATCAACGTTCGCCGTCTAATGATTTACGTGAAGAAAGAAATCTCACGCATGGCAGCAACTGTTCTCTTCGATCAAAACGTTCCAGCAACTTGGAACCGCTTTATGTCAGCCGCAGAGCCATTCTTAAGAAGTGTTCAAGCAAGACTTGGACTCGCAGATTTCAAGATTGTTCTTGACGAAAGCACGACAACCGCAGACTTGGTTGATAGAAATGTCATGTATGCCAAGATATTCCTCAAGCCAGCACGCTCAATCGAGTTCATCGCCCTCGACTTTGTTATTACAAACTCAGGCGCAGGATTCGAGGACTAAACTAAACTAATGACTATTTATATCAATAGGAGAAACAAATAATGTCAGATTTCTGGACTTCACCCACATTCGAACCAAAAAGAGCCTTTAGGTTCCTCGTTGAGTTTACACCAGGCGAAAGCGAAAGCCTTCAGTTTCTTGCTAAGTCTGTGGATCGCCCGTCATATACTGTGAGTTCAAACCCTCACAAGTTCTTTAACCACACTTTCCATTATCCAGGTCGTGTCGAGTGGAACACTGTCTCATTGACATTAGTGGACGCTATGAGTCCAAATGCATCAAAAATATTCATGGACTATCTTCACAACATAGGATATGCAGACCCCGAAGGCAATGCAGGACAAACCCTTTCCCATCATAATATTATTAATCACGCGATTACTAAGAATACTGCCACAAGTCAGTTAGGGATAGTAAAAATAATGGAAATAGGCACAAGCCAAAATCCTGCTGGCGGAGATTCATTAGCAGAGGTAAAAGCAGAGTGGGTTCTCAAGAACGCTTTCATTACTGAAGTAAACTTTGGCTCTCATGCGTATGATTCCGAGGAAATGATAGACATTCAGTTGACTATCCAATATGATTGGGCAAAATACAACATCCTCCAAGACAGATAAAATAGACAAATAACAAATAACGCTTGAAACATCCATTCAAGCGTGTTATACTATAAAGACATAATACAAACAAATACATTAGAGGTGTAAATGTCGAGAAATAAAGGACGCACGAAGGCAACTTCCCCTGCGCCAGCACAAGCAGTCAAAGCTGCTCCAACTCAAACCACAGGGTTGTCCTACGTGACGCCCACAGAGTTCGTAGAGCTTCCTTCCCGAGGACAGTTCTATTCAGCGGATCACCCGCTCCACAACCAAGAGACTATCGAACTCCGATTTATGACAGCGAAAGACGAGGACATCCTAACCTCTCAAGCGCTACTCAAGAACGGACTTGCAATAGACAGGCTCGTATCCAACCTCATCGTCGATAAGAACATCAACCCAGACGACTTGCTCATCGGAGACAAAAACGCTCTCCTAGTTGCAGCAAGAGTATCAGGTTATGGTGCAGACTATACAGTCCAAGTATCCTGCCCCTCTTGCGGCACCGCACAGCCTCACACCTTCGACTTGGCTGCGTTCGAAAATAACGAGGGCGTTCAGCCTGATGAAAATAGCGAAAGCGGCGTAGCGGCAACTGACAACGGAACTTTCACAGCAGTCCTTCCAAGAACAGGATACACCGCAGAGTTTCGTCTCTTCACCGCTCAGGACGAGAAGAATGCTATGCAAACCTCCGCTAAGAAAGCAAAGCACAAACTTGCCGACTCTGCGTCAACCGACTTGCTAAAAATCCTAGTTGTATCCGTAAATGGCGTCACCGACAGAACAGAAGTCAACAACTTCATCGACAACATGCCAGCACAGGACGCAAGGCACATTAGAGGCTGTGTTCAAGTTGTTACACCAAACGTCAATATGAATCAGCCTTGCGAATGTTCATCCTGCGGTACAGTTACCGACGTGGAGGTGCCGTTTACTGCGGAGTTTTTTTGGCCTAAACAGTGAGTACATGGAGAACGTCTATGAACAGTTCTTCTATCTAAAGCATCACGGAGGCTGGAGTTTCATAGAGGCATACAATCTTCCAGTCCAACTAAGAAACTGGTTCGTAAGTCGCTTATCAAAACAATTCGAAGACGAGAACGAAGCAGTAAAGAAAGCACAGAACAAAAAATGATAACAGAGAGCGGGCATTATTGCCCGTTTTCTTTTTATAAGAGACTATTTATAAAGCAACGACTTTATGCGGAGGGCATAGAATGAATAAAGATAACGACTTGGTTCCACTCGAAATCAACCTGAACGCTAAAGCAGAGGGCACTCTTAACGAGAGTTGGCTCGCAATGTTCGGTGGAGCAATCGAAACTATTATGGCAGGTATGTTCGGAGGATCAAGCATTCCTGTAAACGTCACAGGCACCAAGAAGCAAATTGGTTCTTTCCAGAAAGCGCTTGGACACGAGGCGAAATACCTCAAAGCAATGAGAAAATACGGATTAGACAATCCAGCATCTCACAAGTCAAAGGCATCTCTTGACAGGGCAATCAAGAACTTCGAGTCAGATACTGGCATCGTTTGGCCATTTAAGTAGGGGGGTAACTAAGAGTGGCTGATAATGTAGATAAAGAGGGTTTGGACTCTTTTGTTGATAGGCTTGACGAAAATGAAGCTTCGGCAAAGCTTAAGGAACATGCTGAAAATATAACTAGAATTAAAGAACTGCAAGAGAAGATGGCGGAAGGATTAAAACTTACCGTCAAGGAGCAGAAAGAACTAAACGGACTTTACTCCGAACTCGGACCTATCTTGAGAGAACTCGAAGGCTCGATGAATCAGTTCGAGAACGCTCTTGAGCGCTCAATAAAAACATTCACAGGTGTTACTACTTCTTCCAACACACTTATAGGCTCTTTCGCAAGACTCGTCGCCGAAGAAGGCGATTTAGAAAAGGCTACTAAAAAGACAGCCGCCACATTTAAGAAGACGTTTTCTTCTCTTAATGTCGGCATCTCCATTATGGAGAAGGTTGTCCAATCAACGATTGCGATGGCAGTCGCAAACGACCAAGCCTTAGCATCTTTTAACAAGACAACAGGCGCAGCAGGCTTTTATAATAGAGAACTTCTCTCTCTTGAGCGTGGAAACCGACGCCTCGGAATATCAACAGCGGAGATGGGAGAATCTTATTCTGCCCTAATGAGCGGACTATCGGGCTTCGGAACAATGGCGCAATCCGAAAGAGAACGCCTCGGAGAACTCGGAGCACAATACGCAAAAACTGGAATATCAGCATCTGACTTCGCAGGCTCTGTTGAGACGATGACGAGAGGATTCGGAATGTCAACTCAAGCCGCAACAGGAATGGTAGAAGAGTCAAGACAATTAGCTCAAGCTTTAGGAAGAGATGTTGGATCAGTGGTGGCAGAACTCAATCAAACTTTACCTCAATTAGCATCATATGGTGCCGACGCAACGGACGAGTTCCTTGACTTAGAAAGGCAAGCCCAAAGAACAGGACTTGCAGTCGGAGAACTCATAGATATTGCAGGACAATATAGGACATTTGACTCAGCCGCTT